TCAGGTTCTGCAGAACGCCGCTGGCTTTGATGCTTGCGGCAAGCTCCGACAGATCACCGAGATCCTTGCGCGGATTGTCGGAGTGTGGGAAAAGACGGTCGATTGCGATATTTACGATTTGAGGCATTTGTGAATCTCCTTTCAGTTCAGGGGCGCGTTTGCGCTCCGTTTACGCGGCACCAATGCCGCTGCGCTTTTTTCTTCCGCGCCAGCCGGCAGGTTGGGCAGAATGTATTTTCTTTGCGCTCGATGAAAGAACGACCGCAGCGAGCGCAGTGCTGCGGCGGGATTCTGCGGAACTCGGTGCATTCGTCGCAGTTTTCACAGCGGTCACACCCTTTGATTTCATCCCAGCTTACGCATAACAGCCGCTGCCAGTATGGATTATCGTCAATGTCGTTGATGCGCTTGCGGAGCACTGAGCAGAGCATTTCAAGTGTTTGCAGGGTTTCTGTTCGCGTTCTGGACAGGTGTACCGCCTGCTTTACGGTCGGGTCTGGCGCGCCATAACCCCAAGGCTGATCTTTGAGCATGGCGCGTACTTTGTCCTGATTCTCGGTCAGATAGACGAAATAAACTTTCCCACGCACGGCTTTTTCGGATTTGCCGAGTGCCTTGCCAATGGCGGTGTAGCTGTTGCCTTTTCGGATTCCGTCTGCCAGCACATCGAAGTCGGTCTGTGTCCAAGCTGCGGATGAACCATGATTGTCGGCCTTGACAGGACGCTCTTTTATACCGAGGTCGTTGCACCGGCGCTGGATCGCGCCTGCGGACCGACGCAGTATATCAGAAAGCTCAGCGTATCCGTACCGATGCTGCTGAAGCAGCATTTTCAGCCGCGCGTCTTCATCGGGTGTCCATGGGTCTTTCCGCTGGATGGCAAATGCCTGAAAGTCCTTCTTGCGCTGCTCGGCTACCCATGCAGGCTCCTCACCCAGCGCCAACGGCTCCATTTTGGAAAAATCAATGAACGAGCGGTGCTGTTCTGCCCATTTCCAAAACTCATTGAGCCGAATGACACGAAAACTGTTCTGATTGACGCGCTTTGTGTGAATCGGGAGGCCGCGGTTTTCAACCCAGCTTTTCAGCTTGTAGTTCCCACCGGCATTGGTGCCGCAAACGGCGATTATAAGCTGATTCATGGATATGTAGTCGCCGCCGAACAGAACCGGGCCAAGCCCCAGCCTGTTTTTTCGCACGACGACAGCCTCGACGGAGCGGTTAAGGCGCTTTGCAATCGCGGGGATTGACATGACACCCCATTGATCTTGGAGGAATTGTTCTTCTGCTTTTGTCCATCCTGCGTGATAGCTTTGCAGTCCGAGCGAACGCCTCTTTTGTCGTACAGACCCTTCCGTCCGGCCAAGCGCTGCGGCAATAGCCGCTGCCGGCTGTGAGCGACTATGCTCGCGGAGATATTGAAGTTGATCGTCCGTCCATTTTCCCATGTGTCAGGCGATTCCTCCTTTCTGTCAGAATAGTGTGAGCTGCCCGGTTTTCGTTTCCTGCAAGGGCAAGGGCGGCAGCGCGGCAGACGATTTTAACTTGCCGGTAACTTGCTCGGCGGGTTTTTCGTCTGTCTGAAGCAGTAAATCCATCTGCGCCCAAATGCGGCGGTAGTGCCAGATGTCGCGGAAATAAAACGGGGTGTACCATATGTTCTGGTCTGGCCGGGGGATAAGCCCCCGGCGGTCAAGCGCTGTTGAGGGATGAAGAAGCGTGTCGCCAATCACGACGTACCCGGCGCAGCCCATGAGCGAGAGCTGCAGGTAGCACATCAGGCCAACGATGTAGTCAATGTCCTGCGCCGTAAAAAGCACGGAGGTCTGGTAGTTGATTTCCTGTCGCGTACAGGCATTTGCAAACGCCACCAGCAACGCTCCTGCACCACAAGCGCAATCGTTGACGGAGATCCAGCCGTCCCGCTCTATACGCGCTTGGAGGTCTGTGCCGGTGATCTCGGCCATCATGCGGCAGACATCATAGGGCGTGAAAAACTGCCCAGCGTGGTCATTGTCCAAATCCAGTGCCATGTAAAGCTCGCCGAGAAAGTCCTGATCTGGATTGAAATCCATACCGATCACGACCTCTTGGAGCATCTGCGAGAATTTGAGCATTTCTTCGGGCTTGTACTTTCCGGCAATCGTCATATATGTCTTTTCACGCTCGGCAGCGTGGCTCCGGTCAACGGTATTTGAGATCGCGATTGCGGCGAGCGTTACGAAATCTTGCCAGATTTCCCAGCGGCCGTAGCGGCCGCAGAGGGAGTTGAAGATCTTCACAAATTCCGTCTGGTGGGTACTTTTCAGATTGTGAGGCACACTTCTTCCCATGACTTATTCCTCCGTCTGCACCGGTTCGGGCGGTACGATGGAACGCTTGGTGACTTTGCCCTTGGTGGACTCGACGCCAGCATCGAAGCCGCGCCGGTAGACACGATAGAGGTACTTCGTCATGTCCTCACGGTTCATGTGTTTGATAGCCTTGTAGTCCTCGCGCTTGAGCATCGGCGGCTTCAACTCATTCATCAGCCGCGTCCTCCATATCGTCCGGTTCATCAGCCGGGAGCACTTCGCGCGGATTTGAGCCAGCATACGGGCCAACGATGCCGTTTTCCTCCAGCAGCTCCATGATGCGGGCTGCGCGGGCATAGCCGACATTCAGGCGGCGCTGCAGGAGAGAAACTGTCGCCTTGTTCTCCATGCGCACGATGCTGACAGCCTGATCGTAGAGATCATCGTCCGTGGCATCGGAGCTGTCGGCGGTGTCGCCGAGATCATCGTCCGCGCCATCTTCTGCGTCATCGCCGTCGAGCATTTCAGGGGCCTCGGCGTCATCGGAATCTTCCGGATCTTCCTCGTAGGCATCATCATCTTCGACTTCGTCCTCGTTGATGACAGGCATCATGCCGTCTTTGAGGCTGCGTTTTTCCATGACGTCGCGGAAGAAATACTGCATCCAGTACGTCAGCATCTTCATCAGGACGGATTCGATCTTTGTCCGCAGCGTCTTCGTAATTGTAAAGGTGCCGCCGGTGACCTTGGTTTCCAGCGAACCGTCCTTGAAGATCCACGTCATTTTAGCTTCGGGGCTGATATACCCGGCTTCCTCGACGTTCTCCAGCATGGAGAGCTGGGCGTCCATGCCCTGAATCGGGGAGATCGTGAACGTGGGCGGATAGGTGTCCTTCTGGAAGCGATACGTCAGGTCGTGTTCTTCGCACAAGCCTTCCATCTTCTTTTTCTGCGCTTCATACATCGAAATTTCACTCATGGTAGTGACTCCTTTCAGTCATCAGTCGAGCAAAAACAGCGTTCCATTCCAAGCTGTCTTTACTCTGTAATTTTGTAGATCGGTTTCTTTTACGTACTTTCG